TCAGGTATTAGATAGAACATGAAATTATTATTTTGTTGTAAAAGAGCGGCGGTCGAAGTCCAACTTGGCCCGTTCAATTGGTCAGAGGACGGTAGTCTATCGTTCCTAAACACGTTTGTTGTTTTGACACTTATTGACATTGGTGAAGCCGTAAAAACAGGATACAAATTAGGGCTACTATATCTTGTATCAACATCAGCATATCCGAATGAAAGACCTGTAGTTAGATTAAGGTAGAAAAAGGCACCTCCAGATAAATCTTCACCCAAACTGTACTTGTCTGGGTCCTCTTGGTAATAATAAAAATCATTCGCTGTGTTTGTAACTTTAGCTGTGACACCATTGTTACTCCTGTTTGTTGCACCACCAACTGATAAACTTGAATCAATTCTACCATAATATCCTACAGATGCTGAAGTGAATCCTGAAAATTCATTTCCAGGGGTAAAGAAATAAGAAGGATAAAATGTGTTTGTTTGATTCATCAGTTGTACCGACCTTGTTGAGTTTGGTAACCTCTGAATTGGTATGTTCAATCTTGTAGAAGCAGTAATTGTCAAACTTGTTTCAGGTAAACCGAATAATCTACCTATTTGATATTCATTTGTGAATCTTGGAGAATATGGGTCAACTCCTCTTTGTAATATAAGAACATATTGTTGTTGCATGTTATCGAACACTTGATAGGGGCTGATGTATGAGGTATTTTCTCTACTATATCCGAAAGTCGCCCTGTGTCTCATTTCAACAACTTTATGGCCTGAAACCAAAATATTAGGAAAGTTTTGTAGGGTGCTTGCGTTCCAAATTTTAGCAGCGTCAGCAACGGTAATTGCTGTTACGACTTGGAAATACTCTCTATCCATAGGATAAAATTGTCTTGTTATTGATGAACCAGTAAAAAGTTGGTAGTTCGTCGTATTTTCAGAAAGTTGTGTCACAGCATATTTCACAGTTACTGTTGATGGTCCCGTAACTGTTGTACCCGTGATACCTTGTGTTATACCAGTAACGGTACTAGCAGTGTACAAGAAATTTAAATCGGATGTGGTCGCAGGGTCTACAGTTGTCAACAAATCACCGGCAAAATATGGTTGGTTCGAAAGAACAGTGATTGTATTGTCATAATGAAAAGAATTCAAATTTTCAGGTTTGTTGAAAGAAACTCTTATTTTATTTATTCCATCAAAATAAGAATCTCTAGAATTGAAAATGTTTATCCTTTCACCAAGAGGTAATCCATCAGACCAAGCAAAATATCTCCTTCCATCTGAATCGTCAGATTGATATCTAACAACACCAGATTTAGGTACTTTAAATAAACTCAAGTCTTGTACGTTGTCATTATTTCCTGCCATAGCATCTGAATAAATTAAAGACTTGTATTGAATATCTTCAGAAGGTGTGTTTCCGACAAAGATTGACTGTAATCCATTGTAATAACTTGATGGGAATGACACATATGAAAGAACTCCATTAGCACCCCCCAAAACTGCTGAATTATCAATTTCAGTATCATTACATTGGCATGCTTCACACTCCGGATAAGTCATCATTGGTAACCTTATCACAAAACTTTTCTTTTCACACTTGATTCCCAACAATGCACAAATAAATCCGAAAGGTCTCACATTGATGATTGGGATTTTAATACCACATAAAAAACACAAAGCACTAATCACTATAGAATAAATCCCCAAAATTAAATGCGCAATTATCAGAAGGAATAGTCCTGTAAATTGAAGCACTTGAAATATTAGCGAGAACAAGAAAAACAATAAATCGAAATTTCGGAATCCGTCGTTTACAGGAAATTTATTTATTGTTGATTCACAATCATCATTATCAATTTCCTTAATTCCTATAAATCTACCTTTTCCTCCCTTTTTCCATTGGTCTATCAAACCTGATACTGTATAAACTCTATTGAACTTGAATTCATAAAATGTGTCTTCACAATCTATGATTTCGTTTGTCCTATTTGTTAATTGTTGTCCCGCAAAACCGTTAGTATATCCCGACCAATCTAATCCGAAATAATAAGAGCTATCTAATTGCGTTCTATTACCTGTATTATCAACATTCGGGTCCCCTGTACCTGTCCATCCATATTCTTTTATATTTGGAACAAGAAAATATGCTCTTCTTGTCTGTTCACTTAATTGAGGGGACTGTTGCCATTTGATTTTAAATCTATATTTGGCTTTGGTTGGAACTCCAATTGTCGGGTCATTAGAAAACACTTTTTCACCATATTCGTTTGTAACAACATAATCTAAATTCATTGGTAATTCAGTCAGCCATGTTCCATTTCCGTCGATAATATTTCCTGATTCTTCAAGTTCGTATTGTTCCAAAATTGGGTTGCCGTCTGTGCCTTGTTGGATTGTTTGTCTCAAAGCCAATATCTGACCTGGCCCCGCAGTCAAACCACACAAGTTACCCATATTATCTTTTGGTCTACAGTTCTTTCTGACTCTGAATTTGTCCCCCGAAGAGAATATTGAACCCATAAAAACTGATGTGGGTTGTATGTCAACGTTAGCGTCGTCTCTTAAGTCAAAATCAAGTCTGTTTACCGCTATTTGGCAAATTTCAGGGTCACCCCATAGTGGTGAGACTTCGATACTTCTTTGTACATTTATAATTTGTGGTAAAGAACTCAAATCTGACGATGTCCTGAATCTGTTTCCTGCAACTTGACCTTCAGTTGCGAGTCCCATTCTAATCAAATCTTGAGGTGTCAAAGAAAATTCGCCAATGTCCGATAAGTCCACATCCATTACAAGAGTTCTTGTCCCAAGTGGTACACCCATCAACATGTAATCACCACTTTCGTTTGTCTTTGCCGTCAATTTGTAGTACTTGTCGTAAATTTCAACTGGTGTTTTTCCTGTTAATGAATCAAGTCTTGTCGGAAGAGTACCTGTGGCAGCGTGTGTGGAATATGATTTCTCGTAAGGTAAAAGATTATACCTATATCCATCCTCATTTATATCTGAAGGTGACTTGTAAGGATAAACACTTTGAATTATTGGATTCGATTGGTCTACTGTTGTAATAGGAATAAAGACCGCAACTCTTGCGTTGGGTATACCTAGTCCGTTGTTTGCAGTAACCCTACCAACAACAACACCATAGTCAGCACAAGTTCTTGTATAAACATCGTCCAAACTTATAGAAAGTGATAGTATCTCCAAGAATTCATATTCTTGGTCGAGTTGAATATTGATTGATTTATTAACTCCTACTTCAGTCCTTATTCTATATGATTCACCCATCGAGTTCTTTAGTTATAAATAGTTTATTGGGTTTTTTTCAAAAACACAACTTACTTCAAGTATAACCTATAAATGGGAAAACTAAATTAGTTAGGTCATTGTGACCGATTGGAAATTCTTAACTGAAACTCTGATGTCTTTGTTTGGATATCTGATTTGATAAACTTGTGATGGTTGTGCAAAAATCGTATCATCTACAGCACCGATTTTTTTGGTGGCTGGGTCCGAATATTCCATTGATGTTTCGAAAGAAGAATATTGTCCTCCGACTTCATTGAATACTTCCAAATTAGTTACCGTCAATACACCATTTTGATTTTGGATTATGCTTTGTAGTTCTGATAGATAAATGTTTTGTCCAAGTTGTCTAACCTGTGGGTCAAAATAGTTTGACACAACGTCAATCACTGCAGATATGACTTGACCTGAATTCTGTGCAGTATCTAAAACAATTGACACATCAATACTTACATCGATTACTTCAGCAGTGAATATCGATATGTAATCATTCATCATTCTATAATTGGATAGATAGTTGGCTATATTTTGTTTTAATGTATTTGAAACAATACTTGTGAGTTTACCCGAAGTATCATATGATAAAATCTGAATAAGTATTTTGTTATCATTTTCAGTTATGGATACTTTAGCAGGTGCACCAAATTGTGCTGGCATGTTTCTAATGATTGACTCATAGTCTTGAACAGTCACAGCCCTTTTTTGTGCTGAAAAGTTGAAGGTCACGTAATTTCTAATTTCTTCCAATGATGGAACTCCGGCACCACCGATAGCCGCGGTTACGTTGTTACATCTCAAAGAATTCACAACTGACGAGTTGGTAGACTCGGATGGACCATTGACAAAGAAACTAACTGTTCCAACTTGATTGATTACGTTTGTACCCAAATTTGAACTCAATCCTCCACCTACTCTGTATTGAATGAATAATGTTGAATTTGGACTTAAGGTATTACCCAATGAAACGTTGTTACTGTATTTCTGAATGTCCATCGTCAAACCTAAAGTTGTGAACTCGTCCAAGGCATCTTGTGCTGTGTTTGTTCCTCCACCGAATGTCATTTTTTTGAAGCCTTCAGCAGTATATTCTGATATAAATCTGTTACTTGTTTGAATATATCTTCCAACTTTAATACCAGGTTGGTCTGAAACTTTAGTTGGGTCTTCAACAAAAATTCTGTCCTCAGCTAAAGCGTCAACTTCATACCATCTGTTTTCGAGTCCCAAGAATTCTGCGGTTGTTGGGATGTTCGTGTAGTCAGTTCCGTCTTTCAATAAAACACTCGTAATACCCAAAACATTTTTTTCAGGTAAAAATAACTCAAAGAAAGGTCTTACATCACTTGGTGTAACCACCTTCTTGAATACCTTTGTTATACCGTTGACTACAATTTCTCGTTTAGTAATTGTGTAGTTGAGTAAAACCCCGTTAGCATTGAAGTTTGGAATTTTCAATCTGTTAGGAAATCCTTGAGCATTATAGGGTGATGCGAAATCAACATCATAAATGTTTTCAAAAACTAACCCAGCCCCAACGACCTGTGAACCTCTCAAAAGTTGTCCCAAATATCTTTCATCTTCCTTATCACCAAAAGCAGGTACGGTTATTGAAAAATCTACCAAGGCGGTAGATGGTCTTTGTCCCGGTAATTTAAGTCCGTAGGTTCTTGCTATATTATAAATTGACGACCTTTGTTGTGCATATTGGAGAACAGTTTCTTGTATACTCCTATCAATATGATAATGTAAGTTGTCAGCAACCGCAGCATTCAAATCCAAGAAAACAGAAAAAACTGAAGCGTCGTTGAAGTCTTGTATGAGTTCAGGATAATAAGTTCTTACGTAGTTCAATAAGTCAGTTCTTATCGCTTGGAAATCTCTTGATGTATATGATATTTTACGATTCGCCATCTAAATTAAATATTGATAATAACAAAATCACTCTGTGCAAATGTTTGCCCATTTGTAGAATAATCAAGTCTTATTTTTGCTGTGTATTCCGATGTACCTTTACCAGGTGCCCTGTATATGGAGGATTCACTTGTACCCACAAAATTTTGACCTGTGGCGATATCGACCTCTTCTTGTGGGTCAGCCGGCTCTATGGTCAAACTATTGATTAATAAGTTCGGCATAAATTGTTCAACCGAATCTCTGATATCCGCTTCGATAGCGTCAAAGGTCAATCCGTCAAATGGTTCAAATAGAAATTCATATATTCTTGTTCCAAATTCAGGAAGATAATATCTTGAACCTTTTCTAGTCAAGAGAAGATGAATCAAATCGGATTTGATTTGTTGTTTTTCAAACTCTGTAAGTTCCAAATAGTCCCCCCTTCTCGAATCCCTGAAGGGGAAATTTAAACCATATGTAATTCCATCTGCCATTACAGATAAATATAGATGGTTTATTTTTTTATTAAAGTTGAACCTCTTTCATATGTTGGTTCAAAAGGGCAATGTTTGCATTTTGAACCACAACAATAACCTCTTTGTTTGTGATACTCTTCAGTAAAAACTATTTTATTTCCTAATTCATAAAAATGAGAAGGGTCAAGTTTTTTAGGCTTGACCCTTTTATCCGAATTATTTTCCATATCTTAAACTAATACACAAGCACCACCAGCACATGCCAACTCTCCACTTAAATCTGTATTATCATCTGACTCTACGATTTTGGACAAGTCGACATCTTTCAAAGTTGCCATGAGTTCTTCATATTTCTCTTTTGTACAATCTTCGAAAGGTGCTTGGATATATGTTCCTCCGTCATAAGGAAGAACTGAAAGTCCATTATAATATTCTTTATTTTCCCACATCCATTCACCAACCGCTGGCCATTCGTGTTCACGAATAGAAACTGTTGCTGATACATTGTGAGCGTTTGAACCACTTCTGTGTCCTGGTTTAATCCACTCTTGTTGAACTCTCTTTACTCTTTCCAACAATTGAATTGGTGATTCATTTCTCAAAATTGAGCCTTCGGGTGATTTTTGTGGAATTCCAATCACAGCTGTGTCATGTGGTCTGAAGTATTCGTCTTCAACAAGTTCAGGATGGTTTTCTTTGAGGTAAGAGTATATTGATTCGTTCTTACCTACTCTAACTCTTCTGATATAATACTCGTTGTGCCAAGCATGGATACCTGAAGATGTTCCAAGTGTCAAAGATGTCGTTCCTGCAGGTTTAACTGTCGTTGTTCTTGCTGCAGGATTTATTCCTATAATTTCTGCAACTCTTTTATTTTCTTCTTTTACAACTTTCGCCGCTGATTTCATATTCAAACCAAGAACCGCACCCGACCCAATACCTGTCATTGAAATTCCGATAAGAGCATCTTTTTCTGTTGTTCTTTGCCAAATTGGTCTTAAGTAATGAAAGTCAGTATATCCTGCTTGTAGTGTTCCAATGAAGGTTGCAGCCTTAACTCTATCTTCATAATCTTCTTGAGATACTACATTTGAAACGTTTACCTCTGTGAGATTACAGAATTGGAATGGACGA